GCACTTGGAAAACCATCTTCGCCGGGACTCCAGCCTTCGCCTTTCTTGTCAACAGCATGGCGAGCGAAATAACTATTCATCCGCTTGGCTGTATCTGGCGAAATGTTTTTACCGTTACTCAGGTCACGAGCCCTTGCGACTCCAACCATCGTGCCGCCGCGATTGTATTCGTCGCGCCACTCAAGACCTTTTTTTGCTTCGGCCCTGACTCCTGCTGGCGGCTTAAAATCGATGTGGTCATACTTCTCAGGCACTTGCTTCCGCCTCCTGCGGTACAGACTCAACCTGACCATCTGCCGCATCTGCGAGCAGTGCAGAGACGTTCTCGGCACTCAAGCCAAGACCACTGAGCAAAACGGTTGCCTGTGCCTGCGTGATTGCGTTTGCCATCACATCTTTGAGCACGTCCATAATCGCTTTACGATTTCGCTGCCACTGAAGCCGCGAGAGTCCCATCATTTCGCCGCTGCCGGTCGCCGCTTGCTGAACTGGCTGCGGCCCACCATCGACGCTCACAGAGCCAGCCTGTATCGGGTCGATGATGCCGGAAATCTGCATCGGGTCGAACGCCGGAAACGCCGCACCGAGAATCGACTTGGCTGATTCTTTCGGCATCGTCCCAGCGGCAACTTGTGTAATAATTTCGACGAGGCTCGTAACCTGTGCTCCGTTCAGTGCCAAGTCCTGCACGACCGGCTGCGAGTCGCCTGTCGTCGCTGGTGCTGCTTCGGCTTCGATGACTGCCGGGCTGACGAGTCCGAGCTGCTTCAGCAAGGCTTCTTCTTTGGCTCGCTGATAAAAGACCTGCCGCCAGTTCTTGCCGCGACCGGCCAGCTCGTCGAGGTACGTTGTTTGAAATGCTTTGAGGCCTGCCTCGCTCGATTGCTGTTCGGCCTGCGGGTCGACCCACTCCCAGCTCGGCGGCAGATGCTCGCAGGGTGCAGCCTTGCGAGGATTATCCAGAAGCTCGGCGACTGTCGGAAATCCGGCGAGGTCAATCATTGAAGCAGACAGGCAGAACTTGTCCCAAACTCTTTGATTTAATTTCTCAATCAGATATCGCTGCCAGCGGCGGAACCTTCGGCGGTCCTCAAGCTGGCTTGCTCGATTGCTGCTGTAGTTTGTCTTGCTGTAGTCTCTGGCTACCGTCTCGTAGCTCAGGCCAGTGCCGACCGCGATGCCTCGTAGCATTAGGGTTATCCACGGCTCGCTCGCTGAGTTTGGCCTGCCGGGATTTGCAGACTCAATCGACTCGTTTGGATTGAGGTGCATAACCATGCCGGGCTGCAAATACTCGTAGCGGTTGCCGTCCGTGTCGCTGACCTCGCCGACCGCACTGCTCGGCGGATTGAGACCGCTAATCCCGCCCTCTGTTTTGATTGCTACGGTAAAGCACGATGCGACTGCCGATGCTTGCAATTCGTTATCAACGTAAGTGCCGAGGTCGCGAATCCAGCTCACGCAAGGAGCGAACATCGAGATACCGCGAGTCTGGCCGACGCGCTGGCGATTGAACAGGTGAATGATTTCATCCGCATCGATTCGCCTCGGCTCACCTCGATTCAGATACGGGTCTGTCGGATGGTTTGGGTAAATCCAGTAAGCGACCGGCCTGCCGAGTTCATCCAGCTCGATGCCTCGATTGATTCTGTGATTCTCACGAGTCGCAACTTTGTAGGTGTCGCGTTCTTCCGCCAGCCGGTCAGCCTCGATGAGTTCAAGAGCCAGCGGCACAGGTCGAAAGATTCCGCGAAACTTTCTATCGACCGGAACCATACGGATAAGAACTTCGCCAGCCTCGACGATTTCTCGCATCGCCATTTGCTGTAGTTCGTTGAACGTATATTGTCCGTTGATTTCGCAGACCTCAGACCATCGCTGCCAGACCTCATCGCGACGTTCGTTGATGACTTCGATATCTTCGCCGTCGATAGTCTCAAAGGCTGATTGAATGTCGATGCCTTTGCCGACAACAGAATTGACAAACGTATCAACGACACCCCAAGCCCAAGCGTTATCCCTGACGAGCATACGAGCCCAAGCCCGCATCTGATTCGCACCGAACGGACCGCCAAGCTCTGTATCAGCAGAATTATTTTTCGGTCGCTTGTTGGCGTTGAGTCGGCTTGGCTCTGCTCCGGCAAACGCTCGCATCACGCGACGAGCCTGAGCGCGACGAACTCCAGCCTGCGGGCTGAACGCTGAAATAACAGAATCGAGAAATCTTCCGAGCATTAGTCGTTTGGCTTTGTAAGTTTTGCGAGTCGAAACATTCCGCCGCCAGCCTCGCGAGCAACTCGCTTGAGCAGCAAATCCTCGCGCGTAAAAAGAGCGTTGAGGTCGAGCTTGCTAACTGACCTGCCGCCGATAGAGTAGGACGAATGACCGCCGTATAGCAGGGCCTGTATTGCGTCCTGAACGAGCGTGAGTTCTTGTTCTGCTGATAGTGCCATGCCGCTATCGTGCGGACCGCTGCGAATAATTACAAGGTTTCGCTCGGTGGCTTTGTATCTGTTTCGTTTATCTTTTCCGTCTCAGCGGAATTGCGAACAGTCACAGTCCAAGAGTTGCCGCAGAAATGGCATTTGATATATCGGACCTTCCCAAACTCATGCGTCACAGTGCCGTAGATTCTGCTGTAGTTCGTATGCTCTGGTCGATGCGACTGGCAAAGCGAACACGGAGGCGCGACGAATTGGCGAGGCTTTATCGGCAGCGGGTCTTGCTGCGGTCTGCGAATATCTTCTCGACGTTGCTTCCTGTTCATTTTCGTCGCGGAACCCATCCGCCCTCCCTCTGCTTGAATCGTTGACTCGCCGAACTGAATTGCTGCGACGGTCGAGGTCTTTCCGTCTGCACAGGCTGACGGATTGTCGATTGAATAAGACGATGACCGTAGACTCCAGAAGCGGCCAGAGCCAGAGCCATTGCATCGAGCCAGTGATTATTCTTGTTTGTCTGCACCCATTTGCGGACCATACCCTTGCCTTCTACGAACTGGTCGCGGCGTTCTTCGGCAACGATATGATGCGAAAACGAAAGATGTTTTTTCGGGTCGCTCGATGAGAACAAGCTAAGCGAGCCGTCATTAAGCTGCTGCTGGTCGTTAAAAGTTTTTACCGAGAATCGCTCGTGGACCTGCTGCTTCCAGTGCTCAGTGTTAACGTGATAAAGCCAGAGCTGTTCAGCAGGCAGCAGGCCAGCCCAGCTATTATCAAACAGTTTGCGAGTCGGCCCAGCCTGACCGGAAAAGAACTTGCTCGCAGAATATCCTTTGCTCGCCGCAAACGGAGTCCCGCCGACCTGCCTGATAAAAGCATAGACCGCATCTGTATAGTCGCCTGAGTCGATAAGGCAAAACGTCGGCGGATTGATTGCGAGGATATCCGTTCGCCAATCGAGCAGGCTTTTGAGCAAAGCGACTTGAACGGCCTGCGGCGTGACCTCGACGCTCATCCCCGGCGTTTCCATGATGCCGTAGTCGATAACGTGACCGATAGCATTTCCGTGAACGTAGACTTTGGCCCAGTGCGAATAATACTTTCCGATATCGAGCCCGACAAAAACTTGCCCATCTGATTTTGGCGGCTCGTTCTGCTCCAGCCCACTAATTCGACTTGCGACTTTTCCGGCAGTCAGTCCGATTGTCTCTGCTGCTTCTTCCATGTCAGGGTCGTTCTGAAGCTCTGCATTGACTCGGCTCATACCGAGGTCAGCGATTCGATTGAAAAACGCCTGTAGAGCATCGACCTCAATCGGATTACCGTCTTTGCTAAATCGCTTAGCGAATCTGTACGGATTCGAGACGACCGCACCTTCTCGCATTTCTTCTTCGTGCGAAAGATAGAACTGAGTTGCCATGTAACCGTCTTTATCGCCGTCAGCCTGAGCCCGCTGCCGGATTGCGATATACTCCTGCCAGAGGTCGCTTCGCTCAGGCCATCGCTCCAGCATCCCATAACGGTCGCCCTCAAAAGTCGGCTTAAGCTTTCGCTCGGTAACTCGAAACGAATAACAGCGTCGATTCTGAATCGTCGTCAGGATAACGCGACTCATCTGCTTATCTGGACCTGATAGCAAAGCAACGTCGCCATCAATCATCTCCTCGATTTGCCAGTGCTGCGTTTCGCTGTTTGCTACCTCGTGAGTCTCAGGGTCATCGACTAACGCGAAGTCAGGTCGAACGCCGTTGAAATGAACACCGCGAATCGCCGAGTCGAGTCCGAAGTAAGTAATGTAACGCCCGCCGTATGGCGAGCCGGGAACATACGGAAAACCAATTTCGTCTTGTGTCCAAATGATTCGAGTCTTCTCGCCTGCAACATGCTGCTTCGCCGCTCGCTGCGGTGCTCCGTCAAGCTCAAGAACCGGCACGCAGATTTCAGGAAAGTCGGCAATCAATAGCTCGTTGCTGGCAAACGTCCGCTGTATCTGACGAAATATTTTTTGTGCAGATTTGCGAGTCGCCGCGATGATAACCGGGAAGCGAACTCGGCAATCGAGCAGGATTGCGATAATCATCCAGAGAGCAATCTGCGTCTTGCCATCGCCACGAGGAGCAGCGATTGCCTTATCGCCGCCAGTCTTCGCTCGGTCCCAGATTGCACGAATCATCGCCCGATGATGACTCGCAAACGGATTGTAGAAAATTGCTTTGCCGTAAGTTTTCAGGAATCGCTCAGGGTCAGCAAGGCAGGCTCGGCGGCGGTTGATATCTGCCGGTGCTGGGATAAAGACTTCAGCCGCCTTGCTCCTCATCGTCCGCTTGCGCTCGATATCGCTCGACTCCTGCTTCGTCGCGTCGCTCTGGCCCATCAGTGCCGACATGATTTGTACCTGCTGGCTCTTGTCCAACGAGCCTAAAATCTGCATCAATGCCGAGTTGCTGAGCGACCTCAAGAAATCGATTTCGGTCTGACTGTAGGGCGGCAGTATGTTCATCTTTTTGGTTTTGTGCCTCGGCTGCTAGAATCGCTTTGAACGCCATGACCTTTTCGCGGGGTGAACTGTTTGCATCTTCGAGTATCTGCATCATTCGCAAAATACATCGCTCACGATATGACGCCTGCGTAGGCCATCGCTGCTGTAAAACGCGAGCCATTAGCCGGTCGTCTTTTCGCTCCTGCATAGTTCAGCTTTCTTGCCGGTAAATGTTTCCCAACGTTTAACGATTACATCGCAATACTGCGGGTTGATTTCCATGCCGTAGCACTTGCGGCCTAGTTGCTCGGCAGCGATGAGAGTGGTTCCAGAGCCAATAAATGGGTCGTAAACATCGCCACCGTGATTCCGCATCAGATAGGCCATGCACTCGACCGG